GAGGTGGACAGGTTGGCGGTGTAGGAGCCCTCCTTCCGCACGAAGTCGTAGATGGTCTGCGAGGCCGCGTCCGAGTAGTCGGCCAGCGCGCAGGAGAACGACCCCGTCGGCTGCTTGTCCTCGCCCGTGCGCAGGGTCTGGAGGGTGCCGCGGACCTTGTACCGCTTGACCTCGCGCTGGTCGGCCGAGAGGCCGTCGAGCTTGAAATCGCCGAGCGTGAAGGGGATCTCCAGCTCCACCGGAGCCGGCGTGGTGCCGTCCTTGATGGTCAGGGTGCCGTCGCGCAGGTGCTTGAGGATGGTCGAGGCGGGCATCGTGGGCTCCTACGCGTTGTGGGAGTGGCTCGGGCCGGCGTGGATGTGCAGGCCTGGGCCGTGGACGTGGCCTGGATCGTTCACGGTGATCAGGCCGGCAGCGTGGTGGTGGGATGCAACGGTCCCGTCCGGGACGGGGGCGCGCATCACGCGATAGCCCTCGGCGGCGGTCACGGGGGCGAGGCCGAAGACCGTGAAGACCGCGGGGGCGGCGACGCAGGCGGGGTGACTGTCGATGATGCACGGGGCCTGCGTGGCGGTGATCAGCCACATCCCGGCGCACTCGTTGAGCGCGAGGGTCTGGTTGTCGGAGGTCGTGACGACCTGGCCGACCGTCGCGAACCCCGTCCCGAAGGTGTACGCGTCCTCCGCGCGGGTCGGGCTCCCTCCGGTGAAGGCCGGGCCGGTGTCGCCGGTGTCCGCCCCGGTCGCGGTGATCCCGGTCGTCTTGCTTCCGGTATCGCCCGCGCTCGGGGTGCCGGTGGAGGCCGTGCCTGACGCACTGGTGGGCAGTCCGGCCGCCAGGTGGAAGGCGATGACGTAGACGACCGAGCCCTTGCGCTCGACCATGACCATGTCGCCGGCGGCGTCGAGGGTCACGTCCTGGGCGCGGGGGCCCGAGATGTTGCCGGTGCCGTGCTTCACCACCACGTTGCGGGCGGCGTTCTCGAGGTAGAGCAGGCAGAGCTCGCCGTCGGCCAGGCCGGAGATGGTGTCGAGATCGTCGGAGGCTGCGTCCGCCTCGGTGTCCACGGTGTGCAGCAGGCCGGTGGCGGTGATCACGCCGTCGGAGATGGTCTTCTCGGTGCTGGCGCCGGGGATGAGGTGGTCGAGGTCGGCGAGGGTCTCGATGGCGACCCAGGTGGACCCGTTCACGGTCAGGTAGATGAAGGCGTCGGTGTCGGAGGCGTCCTCGCGGAAGTATACGCCGCGGACGTTGGTGCCGATGTTCGCCGTGGGCGCGCCGGGGCCGGAGGACATGTAGACGGCCTGCCCCGCCACGCGAGCGTCCTGCTCGGATTCGAAGGAGGAGAGGAGCAGCGCGAGCGCCTTGAGCATCTTCCCGCGGAAGTTGGCCGCGAGGTTGAGGGAAGCGAGGGTCGGGGGGTAGGCCATGGGGATCTCCCACACCGGCGAGCGCCGGCAGCGTCAGGTAGTCGGGTAGTGGTGGACGATGGACATGGTGAGACGGCCCAGGAACAGGCCGCCGGCGGTGATGGCCTCGACGCGCCGCGAGATGGTCTTCACGGTCGCGTTCCGGTTCAAGCCGAGGGGTTCCAGGATGGCGAGCAGGGCCTGTTCGTCGGCCAGGCCGGCGTCGTAGTCGGTGAGCTGGCGCTCGGCGCCGATGATGCGCGCCCAGCGGAGTTCCAGGATGGTCCGATAGACCGGCTGCAGCCGGGTGGAGTCCTGGCGCTCAGACGTCGGGCAACCGATGGCGAAGCCGTAGTGGGCCTCGTCCTCGCCGAGCTCGGGGACCAGCTCATCGAAGAGCTCGACCGGGAGGAAGACCTCATGCCAGGGGCGCCCCGGGGTCTCCCCGGCGACGATGGCGTCGCGGTAGGCCTGCCGGATCTCGACGAGGGGGGCGGTCACGACAGCCCCCCGAATCTGTACCGGGTGGACCCGGGGTAGTTCCCCAGCACCAGGCCGTGGCCGATGCCGCGCGCGGCCAGGTCGTCGGGCTGTCCGTTCTGGTCGGAGTCGAGGAGCTTGGCGATCCGCTTCCAGGCGAAGTCGGCCTGCCTCTCCTCCTCCTGCTTGAGATCCAGCCACTTCCCGCCCTGGGAGCGGGCGAAGCTGCCATAGATGACCGCCCGGGTCGCGCGCAGGTGGTACTCGCGGAAGCTGTAGGCGGACCAGACGCGTTCCGGCCAGTCGTTGACCTCCTCGAGGCGCCCGAGCAGCAGGAGCCACGCCTCGTCGATCCAGGTCTGGAAGGTCGTGATGGTGGCGCCGCGGTGCCGGGCGAGTTCGCCGCGGGGGTCCACGTCCACGTCGGTGATGACCGGGTGGAGCGGTGACCTCACGAGCGCGGCCGGGCGCAGGATGTCCCGGGTGGTCCCGTCCGGCATCACCAGGTGCCAGACCTCGACGTAGCCGCGGCCGAAGTCCAGCGTGCTCGGCAGGTGAGTGGCCAGCAGCGGGTAGACGGCGATGGACCCGGTGACGTCGATGGCGCCGGACACCAGAGGCGTCCCGTCGTCCAGGTCCTCGCCGGGCTCGAAGAGCTTGAAGGTGGAGCCGGCCTCCGTGGGCGCCGCGAGATCCCCGTCGCGGTAGGCCGGGAGCGAGGCGACCTGCGCCCTTCCCCGGACCAGGAAATCGGGTCCCGGTCCGGTGCGGAAGGTGTAGATCGTCTCGGCGCTGCTCACCGTTCACGCTCCGGGGGCTGGGGAGGGGTCCGGGGCACGTCGCCCGAGGCCTCGGCGCGCAGCCTGGTCTGGACCGCGAGCTCACGCGCGCGGCCCGAGGGCACGCCGCCGTTCACCAGGCGCTGGGTGACGTTGTCGATGATGCGGCGGCCGTCCTGCTTCTCGCCCATCACGCCACCTCCGCGGGCCTGTGCGCCTTCTCGACGGTGGCGGCGAAGGCCTCGTCGAGGATGGCGAGGCGCTGTTGCAGGCGCTGGGCCTTCTGGCTCCAGTAGGAGGCCTTCTCGTGGCTGCTGTGGCTGGTGGTGCGGGTGAGGTCAGCCTCCAGCCGCGAGCGGATGATGTCGATGTGGACATCGGTCGGGGCCGGGATGACGCCGCGGGCGACCAGGTCGAGACGCCAGGCGTTCCATGCCCGCTCGTCGAAGCGGACCTTCACCTGGCCGCTCGGGTACTCGACCGGCTCCTCGCAGTGGAGGTAGTAGAAGCGGGCCTTGTTCCCCTCGTCGTCCTCGACCTCTGCGTAGTCCTGGTACTCGGTCGGGGGTAGGATGATGCGACCCTGCTCGACGAGCTTCCCGTCGCGCAGCTTGGTGTCGGGCGGCTGGCCCTTCTTCCGCTGCCGAACGTTGTTCGATCCGGGCATGTTCCGCAGGATCTCGAACGCGGGCAGCAGGAAGGACTTGCCGCCGATGTCCCCCACCTCCCAGTTGTTGGAGTAGACGAGGATGAAGGGCCAGATGCGCATCTCGTCGTGCGCCGGGCGCACGCGCCGCGCTGCCGCGCCAGTGGAGCGCGTCTTCTTCGCGGCCGTGCCTCCGCCCTTCGCTGGGGGAGACTGGCGCTGCTGGTCGTCGTGGGTGGCGGCCGGGATGGGCGCCGCTCCGAGGTTCTTGGCCATGGTCTGGGTCCTCTCTCGTGGGGGAAGTGGGCGGGACCCGGAGTGGGGCCGAGAGGACCCTGTGGCCTTCCTCCCGGCCCCACCCGAGGGTTCACTCCTTGCCGAGGAACTTACCGCCGTACTCGGCGCGGATGGCGGAGCCGTCGTAGGCGTTGCCGAACAGCTTGTTCGTCGCGCTCCCGGCCTCCTCCTTCCAGCTCACGACCATCGGCACGCCGGGGTCGCGCAGGAGGGCGTTGGACAGGACGCGCCGGGTCGAGCCGATGGCGTACCCGACGGCGCCGGGCACCCACCAGGCGCCGGTGTACGTGCCGGCCGCCGCGGTGATGCGGTCCGTGGTCCAGATGTTGATCGACCGGAGGACCTGGGCGGTGGCCCCGAGGGTCTTACCCCCGAAGACCTCCTTCATGTCCTCGCGCAGCCCGAGCGGGCCGACCTCGGCGCGGATGGAGTCGCGGATGCGGTTCCACTGGCCGGTGTAGCGCATGAGCATCGTGATGGTGGTATCGGCCATGATGCCGAGGGCGGCCGCGGCGTCCATCACGGTGAAGAGGTCGTCGATGTCGTTGTTGGCGCTGCCGTCGACCGTGGTGGTGGCGAACCCCTGGACGGTCGTGATGAGGGCCTTGTGCCGGCCCAGGCGGAAGCTGTTCACCATCGAGGTCGCCAGGCGCATCGGATCGATGGTGAAGCCGTTGTCGAGGATCTGGGCGAACTGCGTGAACGAGAGCCCGAGGGCGCGACGCGCCACGACCACGTCGCTGGTGTCGTCGGCGACGTCGCTGGGGGTGACGTCGGTATCCTCGGCCGCGGTCGCGTCCATGGACAGGTTCCAGCCGAGGCCGATGAAGCGGGTGCGGAGGGTGTCACTCATCTGGCCGTCGACGTCGCCGACGAGCTGGATGGCGCCCGAGTCGTAGATGTCGACTGCCTCGCAGAGCATGTCGGCCGCGGCCTGCTCCGCCAGGATGACGTCGAGGAGCAGTCCGTCGCCGATGAGGCCACCGCCGGCGCCGTCGTTGCCGCGGATGGGAGCGGTCAGGGTACCCATGTGCAGATCTCCGGTAGTGAGGTTGGTCACCTCGCTACCGGTCCCTGCTGCTGTCGTCGGGGAGCCTCTCGGCTCCCGCGGTTGGGTGCCACCCCGAGACCGTGGCGAGCGGCGCGCGACTCCTTCAAGGCTGTTGTGGGTGCCACCCCGAAGTCGCGGCCCGCGATGTCAAGGACACCCTAACCCTACTTCTGGCCCTCGCCGCTGTCAACAGGGTGCGGTGGTAGCCCGAGCTCGGCCCTGCGCTGGTTGATGAGGTCCATGGTGCTCGTGCCCTGCCGCCGCGCCTCCATGATCCCGGCCACCGAGAGGCGCTTTTGTCCGCCGGAGGGGGCCGCGACGCGGCCGCCGCCGGTCTGCACCTGGCGGCCCTGGACGCCCTGACCCGCGCCCTGCCCGGCACCCTGACCTTGTCCACCGGCTCCAGTCTGCCGGCCTCCGCCCTGGCCGCCGGCTCCGGCCCCAGCCTGCTGGCGGCGCGCGATGGCGGACTCGAAGAGGGGTCGCGCGAGCGCCGGGACCTGGTCGGGGGCCTGCAGACCCTGCTCGACCCAGGCCTTGAAGGCGGGGCGCTTGTCCGCCTCGAGGCCGGCGGTGCGGCTCTGGTAGAGCCCGTGGAGGTCGCCGATCTCGCCGGGGTCGGAGAGGCCGAGCAGCTCCGCGGCGACGTCGCGGCGCTCGGTGGCGGACTGCAGCTCGGAGAGCCGGTTTTCGAGATCGGGCACCTTGTCGGCGCCCTTCTTCGCCTCCTTGAGGGCGGCCTCGAGGCGGGTGACCTCGGCTTGCGGCGCCTTGAGGCCTTCGGCCAGGGCTTCCTTGTGCGCGCGCTGCAGATCGTCCACCAGGCGGGTCACCTGGTCGCGGGGGAGGTACTCCTCACCTTTGTCGGTCTTCGAGAAGGTCAGGGTAGGCACGGGCAGCGGCATGGCGGTCCTCACACGATGGGGGGTTGGATGGCGGCGCGATCGTTGGCGACCTGGAGCAGGTAGGCGGCGATCTGCTGGGCGTTCCAGTCGGGGTGCAGGCGCTGGATGGCGTCGGAACGGGTGAGCAGCCCGAGGCGCAGCTCACGCTCGACCTGGTCGAGCATGGCCTTCTGCTCCTCGGGGGTGTCCTGTACCTGGCAGTAGCGGATGGCGTAGCCGGTCTCTGGGAGAGCCAGGCCGGATGAGCGGTTGGCCAGCGCGGCCGCCATCGAGAGCACCTGCAGGTCGCCGGCGCGGAGCTGCGGCTCCAGCCGCCGGGACGCCTTGCGCTTCCCCTCGCTGCTCACGGAGAGGGCGTAGCCGCTCCGGGGGTCGCCCGACTGGCGCACCAGGTCGGACGCGCTCACGCCGGCGTAGAGCGCGACGCGCTGCTCGAAGGCCTGGATGGCCTGGATGAGCTGCAGCGGATCCGCCTGCGGCCGGAGCTGGTGGACCTGCACCTGCTTGTCGCCGATGCTGGACATGAGGTTGAAGGCGCCGGCCTCGATGGCCACCCAGGCCACCGGGGGGGTCTCACTGTCGCCGTCCTTCGCGGGCTCCTCGATCTGGATGCCGGCCGGGATCCCGTCGATGATGAGCACCGTGGCGATGGCGCCGTCGCGGATGCAGTGGACCCACCAGGTATGGAGCACCGCCAGCGTGAGGCTTCCGGCCACGGCCTCCACTCCGTACCAGGCATCGAAGAAGCTGGCGCGGCGCATGGCATGGTAGACGGACACCGGGATGAAGGGCCGATTCTTCTGCTCGCCCTGGGTCCACCGCCAGTCGTAGCCCTCGCCGGAGAGCGTCGCCGAGCTCGCCGGCGTGCCGTCCACGCGGGCGAACAGCTCGGTGATATCCGCCGCGGCGCCGGCCTTGGTGGCGTCCGTGATGCGGTAGCTCGGTGCCATGGGGTCGGTGATGTCCCAGGTCTCGCGGGTCCAGAGGTAGGCCCCGGCGCGCTGCGGGTGCTCGCGCAGGTCCAGGCAGGAAACCTTCGTCGGCGACATCGGCGCCCAGCTCGGCGCAGTGACCTCGAGCAGGTGGGGCGGGACGGGGTCCGCCACCAGGCCGCCATCGGCCGAGTAGGCCAAGCGCATGCCCACCTCGCGGAGCCCGACGAGGTCCTCGCAGGCACCCTGCATGAGCTGCCAGTACCCGGCGGCGGTCAAGATGCTGTCCTGGGAGCGTCCGATGAGCGCCTCGGAGCCGCTCGGCCCGGTGACGATGGGCTCGACCAGGTAGGGGGCGCCCCCCACCTCCGAGGCCACTCCACGGAAGACGTTGGAGGTCATGTCCTGCGGGCCCCACGCGATCCGGCGGACGTTCGGGACGTGCGCTCGAATGGCCTTCTCCAGGTACTCGACCCAGGTCCCACGCAGCATGGCGTAGCGGAGCTCGCTGTGCTCGCAGCGGAGCTGGTCGAAGGGCGAGGCTCTGGGGATGGAAGCGATCGGGTAGTATTTCTCGACCTGGGCGTTCACGGCTCTACCTCCTGATGTGGACGGTGCTGACGGAGAGAGGGGCCCTGGAGCCGAGGATCCAGGGCTTGAGGGCATAGCGGGCGCCGTCGATCTGGTCCTTGAGCGTCTCGGTCCAGTCCCAGCCCCCGAGGGCTTTGGCGAAGAGCGGGCAGGCCTGGGAGACGTGGAAGTGCTCCCGGTCGCGCCGGACCATGCACTGGTAGAGGAAGCGCACTCCGCGCTCCCGGCTCCCGGCGCCGGCGTCCTTGCCCTTCTTCACGTTCTGGATGACCGGGCGCAGCGTGCCGCGTCGCAGGCGCAGGGCGTCCTCCACGGCGCGCTGGAAGGACTCGACCATCTTCTTGGTCTCCTCGTGCTTGCGCCCGCTCCACTTTTTGTCGGCGAAGGCGTAGTCCAGCTCGTGCCAGCGCACTCCGTTCCGAGCCAGCATCCCGAGCACGCCCTGGACGTCCTCCTCCATGGTACTCGGGCCGTCCGGGGTGTACTCGTCGATCGCCCAGATCTCCGGCCAGTCCCCCGAGTCGTCCACGGCCATGAGGATCGAGTATTGCCGCAGGTTCTCCCCGCCGAAGTCCGTGCCGAGGGTGAGCCCCACCGAGTGGGGCGGGAAGACCAGGTCGTGCAGGTGCCTCCGCGGATCCCAGGCGCCCTCGAAGACCGAGCCGACGCGGCGGAACTCCCACTCCCCGTCGAGGACCACCGGCTGCTCGAAGAGCGGGACCAGGTGCCGCTGCTCCTCGATCCAGGCCGCGTCCATCGGGACGCCGTCCTCGGTGCGGATCGGCCTGGTCGCGCCAACAGGGATCAGGTGCTCCGGCCGCAGCGGGTACCAGAGGTCCTCGATGCGGCCGGCCTCGCAGAAGGCGCGCAGGTAGCCGACCGGGGCGTTGACCGGGGTCAGCGTCGCCAGCAGGTCCCCGCCGGTCCTCGTGAGCCGGCGCTCGATCTCCGTGAAGGCCCGCTGGGTCGCCGGCGGCTCGTCGAACCAGACCCCGTCCAACGACGCGCCGGCGAGGTTCAGGCTCCTGGAGCCCGTCCAGCGGAACTCGTTGACACTCCCGTTCTGAAAGCGGATC